CACATTCAAAACACGTCCTATGGGCGGTGATACATGGACAACTAACAACGGTTCGGCGTCTGGTGTTTGGACAACTCAAAGCGAGTTAACAGCAAGTGCTGCTAATTTAGCGGGCACATTCGCAGGAACGCAGTCATGGGAAGTCATGATGATAGTCGAAGACTTGTTTACAACAGCTTCTTACTCTTATCCTGTATCAACGGATACAGTTTTGGAAAGTAAGACCAAAGACGGTATTGGTATTGGTAAAATTCGTGAGCATGGCGCTTTAGACGTGGCTGGCGAGATTTACGCTAACAACAAGCCTATCCAACACCATCAGCTAACAGCAAATAATGGCACAGCTATAAAATTGGCAGATGGTAGTGATTTAAATAATGCTACAGAACCTGGATTTTACAATGGGAACAATCTTTTACATGCTCCTACGGGTAGTGGCGCACATAGCTGGAGGTATATTCGTGTAACTAAACATACAAATAATAACGGCTTTGTTTTACAAGAGGCTATTGATTTTTACGGCGCCGTTTCTGCCTTTCGTGTACAAGCAGGCGGGCAATGGAATGATTGGAAGTACTACGCAATTCAAAACACAGTCACTGAATTTACGGCAGTCAATCAAACAAAGGTTTACAGAGCTACACTAGCTGGTCCGTATGGATTAAGCGCTCAGGCGACTCGTTGCGGTAATATTGTTAACTTATCTATCAATTGCGCTTATCAATATCAGCATTCTGTTTCTGGAACGGCGAATGAAACTATACCTGTAGGTTGGAGACCAACAACAGCTCAATTCATAACACTCACAGGTCACGCTGGAGGTGGGACTGGTACGGAGAACTGGTCCGATAGTTTTGCGGATTTACATTATGAAACAGATGGCAAAATTAACTTTACTATCAAAACCAAAGCTAAACCGTTAGCAATGATGGGGTCTATTACATGGATTACTACAGACCCATTCCCATCATAGAGAGGAGAAAATATGAAACTAAAATTTAGTTCAAAATCGCAAGAATTTGAAACAGACGGCACAGTCAAAGGCACGAAAGTCACCTTGACTAATGATGACGGTGGATTTCTTCCCGTCATGTTATCAGCCGATAAAATCAGCTTATCAAATGCAGAGCTTGAAAAATTAGCGCTGGAAGTCGTTTATCAGGAAAATTTTCCGCAACGTGCTGAAAATGAGAAATTCAACGAAATCGGCGAGAAAATCGCAAAATACGATGAAATGATTGAAAAAATGCAAAAAGCCATTGATGACTCAGAGAAGATGACAAAGCTAGCGGCAGCTACTTTGAATGGCTTAATCAATCAAATGTATGCTGATGAGGAAGCAGCAGATGAAACTGTTACAGAAAATTAAAAAGATTATTTTAGGAGGAAGAACAATGATGATTAATTATTTCGCAATGCAAATTGAACTAGGCTGGATTACTATTGAGACCGTGCCAAAACGTTTCCGTAAACAAGTGCAAGAACTTGTAGACTTGTCTCACGCAGGCTTGCAAGACGAAGATAGCGCCGAATAAGGCTTAGGAAGTGGGTTCTATGGAATATGGGAGTCTTTAACAACATTAATACAATTCTAGGCGTTGCGGTCGCTGGTTTAACACTATTCGGATTTTTTCAAAACAAAATGACGAATAACGAACGACGTCTAACAATTCTAGAAGAAAAAAATAATCAGCAAGATAGAGAACTTGCCGAAATAAAAAACAGATTGGATAATCACGATCAACAAATGAAGGTGCTTATCCAAATGACCGAACAAATCAAAAATTTGTCGGAAAAAATTGAAAAAATTGATAAAAAGTTGGAGGAAGTCAAATGATTAATTGGAAATTACGTTTTAAAAACAAAGCTACATTATTAGCAATCGCAGGTACACTAATCCTTTTAGCACAACAACTTGGACTAAAACTTCCAGATAACATTGAGGACGTAGTCAATACTGTTTTGACTTTGCTTGTATTGCTGGGAGTGGTCAATGACCCAACAACAGCAGGGCTAAAAGATAGCGAAAAAGCTTTAACATACGATAAACCAAAAGGTGATGACCATGAAGAAGAATGACTATTTTATTGACGTTTCTAGCTATCAACCAGCGAATTTAGCGTCAATTTGCCAACAAGCGGGCACTAACAAGACTATTATCAAAGTTAGCGAGGGGACAAGTTACTTGTCTCCTTTTCGTGTGCCTCAAACACAAACAAGCGAACCTATCGGTTATTATCACTTTGCGCGCTTTGGTGGGGACGTTAACCAAGCAGTAGCAGAGGCTAATTTCTTTATCAGCAATTTACCAGCTAAAGTGCCTTACCTTGTATGTGACTACGAGGACGGTGCTAGTGGGTCTGTACAAGCTAATACTAACGCAGTAATAGCATTTATGGATAAGTGCTCACAAGCAGGTTACAAGCCTATTTATTACAGTTATAAACCTTATACACTGGCTAATGTTGACTATCACCAAATTTTAGCTAAATATCCAAACTCACTTTGGATTGCAGCTTATCCAAACTATAACGTAACCCCAGACCCGATTTGGGAAATCTTTCCATCTATGGATGGAATTCGCTGGTGGCAATTCACATCAACTGGTATTGCTGGTGGACTTGACAAAAATGTAGTTTTACTTGATGACAATGACACAATTCAAAATAATTTTAAAGGAGAAGAAACAATGGACTTTCTATTTAACATCAAAGGCGACCCTCAATGGAACGAAGGTACACTTTATTTTTACAACGGACACACAAACCAAATTCGAGCATTGGCTCATATTGACGAAATGAAAATCATCCAACAAATTTACAAAGACAACAACGGTCATGACATTCCGTCTTACACATGGACTAATCAAGCGCCTTGGTACGCCCGCTTTTTCCGTGCGTTAAACCCAGATTCAACATCAGCGGAAATCAAAGAGGCAATTAAAGCTACAAAAGAACAAGCTAAAGCTACCACAGACGCAATCACTGCTGAAATCAAAAAACAAAAAGACGTGCCTCAAAAAGTAGAAGTTACTATCAAAGATGACAAGAAATGATATAATTAAGTGAGCACAATACTTTAACACCCCTAGTCTTTGATGGCTAGGGGCTTTTTTGGTATAATAGATACATAAGTAGTTGAGAGGTCTTACTTATAATCTGGCAGAGAGTGGGCTGACGAGCGCACGTTAAAGAGAAATGACGTTTTGGGCTAGCGTGAGCTAGCTCTTTTTTATTTTCCAAATTACCCCCAGCAGCACCCAGAAAGCCTATAACAGCAACGTTTGTTTTATTTTCCGTTATAACCACAAAAATAAAAAAAGTCCGTTTCAACGGACTAAAAAATTTTTAAAAAATATCAAAAATATTGTAAAAAGTGTTGACTACTATTATTTATAATGGTATAATGTATATGTAAGGTTGAGGGAGGTAAAAAAACAAAACCTTAGACAAGGAAACTACAGAAAGGAAAAACAAATGTTTAAGTATTTGAAAAAACCATTCAAAATCAAAACCAACAAGCTCGTCATCAAAATTAACTTGTTGGTCATAACATTTGAATGGCATATCGAAATCGGATAGTGATTTTCACTATCCACCCCCTCGGGGGTGTACTTAAATATTAACAAAAAATGCTATGAAAGTAAAATTTAAAGTAACAAAACATTCTTTTGATTGGAAAGCATTTCTAGGCTGGTTGGTCGTTATCGGGCTAATCGCTTGGCTCTTGCTTAAATAAGGAACAAACATGATTGAAGTATTATCAAAACAAGAAATTTTAAACTTATTAACAAACAATTCACGTTATCAGATTTCTAAAGTAACAGGAATATCTGAACAGACTCTATCAAACTACGTTAAAGGTAGGACTGATGTTGGAAACATGTCATACAACAACGCTATCAAGCTAACACAATATGCAAAAGAAAACGAGGTAAATAAAATGAAACACACTGAACAAGAAATTTTGGATATTATCAAAGATATGGAATTTGAACCAGATATGCTTGATATTTGGGAAGATGAAGATGGAAACATCAGTATTGAAGCCCGTGGAATGGCACCGGCAGATGAGCGTGAACGCAAAATGCAATATATCGGATTTGTTGACGACGGCGATGTAACTTTTGAATAAAAGACAAATTATGACCGGGAAGGCGCTTCGGGTGCATTTATTATTAGGTTATGTTATACTATAAGTACCTCTTTTGAGGTACTTTTTTTATCTTACAAATTGCACCCGATTTTTTCGGGTGTTTTTTAGTGCAATAAAAAAAGCCTTGTCCAAAAAGCTAAGGCGGGGAATAGGCGGGGACGAGTGCTAGAAAGCACATAGTATCAGCGTTCTTGTTTTTCTACTAAAAACTTAACATTGTTTAAAATGTTGTTAAATCAAGGTTTTTAGGACTTTTTAGCCTTCTACTCAAACGTTTGCGTAAAGTAAAATTTTAACTCATTTTTAACTTCTTGTGAGCAAAAAAGACACGTTTTTCACGTGCCTTTCATTATTTATGCTTTGATTTTCTGTAAACTTGGAACGATTGCAAGTGTTAAAATAGCTGAAATAATCATTTCTGCAATGGCATTAGTACCAAAAACAACCGCAAGTAATGCTTTAATATCTCCGCTATAGACATTTGCAAATAAGAAGAAAATTCCTCCTAAAACAAAGACTGTGTTTGTCATTGAACCTACGGCACCGGCAATCACAATACCAGTTTTATTATGAAGCCATTTGTAAACAAAGTATGGTGTGATACCAATTAAAATACGTGGAACCATAGCGATAATCAATGATGAAAGATTACCATTTTCAACAAATGGAGAGAAGAGGTAACTTGTTGGAAGTAAAGTCAAAGTATTAACTGTTACACTGATTACCCCCATCAAAGCTCCTAGTGTCGCACCGATTTTTGGACCGTAGACAATTGATGCAATGATAACTGGAATATGAATAAGCGTTGGTTTGATTGGCACAGGCCAAAGATTGAATACAAGGCTTGTTAAAAAGTTAATGACAATCATGATAGCAAAGAAAAT